AGTTCTAGTCTCGCCAACTTCTCTTGTGATTGTTGGAGGTGGTGGTGGTGGTGGAGGTGGTGGTGGGGGTGGAGGTGGTGGAGAACCGCCGCATAATGCAACTGGACCTTCGTACTCGTAAGAGTCTTCCTCTACGATATTACCATCTTTATCCCACACAATCTTGTTGTATATTTTCATGTCGTAATCCTTAATGCGTGTGCGTTACTATATATATATAATATAAGCGGAGCGTGTTACTGACGCTCTTTGCTTACAAGTTTATTTAGCTATCTAGGTCTGCTGATTTTTACCGTTTGTGCCACATTGCTGATCACACTTTGTACTGCTGGTATTCTACTGATGTCCACAGCAGGTTCAGGTAAATGACTAACACTTTCAGACACAGCATCAATGCAGTCATCGTGTGCATTGTTAGGAAATTCTTCCAACTCACTCCAAAAATAACTATTTGTTCTAACTCTTTGATGCACAAACATTCTGTTGATTTTGATGATTGGTTCTAGTGTTTGTGCTATGAACACATATTTGTTTTTGCTTCTAAATTTGTTTACAAAATTTATTTTCTTTTTCATCTCTGTGCATATACGCCTTGCTTCATTGATCAGTGATGCACTAAAGTTTTCCTCAACAAACACCGTGCCAATTCCATATTTGGTGCAGGCGTTCACAATCTGTTTGATTTGATTTGTAAAATCTTTTGTGTCTTTGTCCACAGCACCTAACACTATCACATCATGCACATACACATTGCCTTTGTCGTCACGCATTGTGATTGCTAGAACACTTCTATCTCTAGCGTGTATCCCTGTTGCTGGATCCCATGCCGCACACATTCGTCTTATGTTGGGTGCATCTTGTTTGTCACCCAATCTCACTATAGGCAAATAACCGCCAAAAGGCTGTGGTAAATGATGTACGGTGATGTCATCATCATATTCTTGTATTTGATCTAGAGCCATCATAGGCTCATATGTTTTACTAGGTATCAGTAGATATTGTGATTTGAAGTCACCCTCTGTGGATTCTTGTCTAGATCTTTCTAGCCATTCCCAATTGAAATCACCATCAGGGTGATCAGGCCAAGCCAGTTCTTCCGTTTCAGGATCATACACAGGTATCTTTTCCATTTGATAACCCACATTCACTAAGTGATCATACAGCGTGTCATTTGAGTGCGGTGTCCCCAACAACAAAATTTTCTTTGCTATCTTACCAAACTCCTGCACACGCTCTTTGATTCTGTCTCTGCTTTCTTGTGTCAAACTATTGTCAGATGTTTCTAGGTCATCACCAATGATTAGATCTGCATGTAGTCCAGAAAGTTGTGAGCCCAAACTGGATATAGCCACACTTGGGTTAAGTGATACTACTTCTCTATCAACGGTAAAGTTTTGTGCTTGCCATTGATACAAATCATTTTTCAAATGTTTTGTTAAGGGATTTGTTTCTATGATAGATCGGATCATCAAGCTGTTTCTCAATGCAATGTTTCTTTTTGCAGAGATCAATATCACTTGAAAGTTTGGATCAACAAGCAAACGCCACACAATGTACAAACAGGTCAAATGTGATTTACCTGCGTGTCTAAACACTTGCAAAATTCGTCTAGGTTCGTCTTGTGTTTTTTCTAACCAATCACAAATTTTTATATGCAGTTCAGGTGTTTCTCTACCGTCTATGATGTTTTGCACATCCACAAATTCTTTGAAAGAAATATCCGCCATTGATCATTATTGTGCTTTGGGATCTATGTTGATGACTTTTGCTTCGTCATCATCTTTTTTTAATTTGTTTGCAATTCTTTGTTTGGCCTGTTTCATAAGATTGTCTGCTTGTTGTTTTTCAAGCATATTGTTTTCACCTTGTGGGTGTACTGCACCGCTGATATGTTGTGCTAAATTTTTTAACAATCTCAAATGTGCCGTTCTAGCATTGATCACAAATGTGGTTTTCTTGATGTAGTGTGGATCATCTTGTGCAGGCCAAGCCGCATCACTAAACAACTCATGTGCATGATCAACTTCTTTGTCAAAATAATCTTCCGCTATTTTTTTTAGTATCTCTGTGTACTCTTGTTCAACTTTGTTTTTGTTCATTTACGATTCCTTCTAATCAAAGGCTAGTTTAGTCTCCCTCCCTAGCCCTTGATTTGTTACTATATAAAAAGGTGACTCAAGCCATGCCAGATAATAGTATAGGAGCAGGAAATAAACTTGAGTCATAAGTATTTATATGCAAGATAAAGTAAGAACATCATACCTAGTCAGCGAGTTTATCCAGGTGTTTCCAATGTTCAGTGCAGAACAATGCAAACAGATGATTGAGCTGTATGACAAAGATATGTATCAAGCCACCAGTGCAACAGCAGTTGGTGACAGGGTTTTAAAAAGTCATAGAGATTGCAAAGTAAAGATTGTTAAAGAAAACAAATTGCTTGATGATTTTTTACATGACGCAATCAATATGTATAGAAAGCGTTTTCCTTTCGTACCAGCAGTAAACAAAGTTGACAGCCAATTTTTAAAATATGATGTCAATGGTAGGTTCAACACTCATGTGGATCATTATGCTGGAGCGGCCAGAACGCTGTCTGTGAGCGTCATTTTGAATGATGAGTACATGGGCGGTAAGTTTCAGTTTTGGAGTGATCAAGGAGACCTTTTAGTTAAAGAAGTAGAACCAGTTACAGGAGATGTGTTGATATTTCCTAGTAATTTCTTGTTTCCACATTCTGTAAGCCCAATCACATTTGGTACAAGATATGCTATTGTAAATTGGTATAATTAATCGTCATTATCATCTAGCCTATCAAAAACATCGTTCATAGCCAACGCCACATAGTTGTATATGAATGCATCGTTGTAATCGCCTTTTAGTTTTCCAAACTCCCAGATGTCTTTTTCCCATTCTACTAGATGTTTTTCTGCTTCAAGCAGATCCTCTTTTTTTATTTCTCCGTTTTCAACTTGTTCAACTATTTTGTGAACAAATTCGTCTCTGTGGTCAGCTAATCCAAAGCGATAGTCTTGTATGATTTTAACCATCAATTCGTTTTTTATTTTGTCCATTGATCTTGTTATAATAATTTTTTAGTATATTGTCACTGCAAAATAAATGCCGGCGTAGCTCAGTTGGTAGAGCAGGCGATTTGTAATCGTCAGGTCCGCGGTTCGAATCCGTGTGCCGGCACCACAAAACATTTTACACAATCTTTACACAACAAAAATTTACACAAAATAATCCAACAACTACGGAACAATCTGACTACACAAGAACATTTGTAAAAAAGCACTTCACTAAAAAAACCTAATAAACACAACAAAAAACCCTTATTTTACTAGGTTAATTTAAGGTTGATCTTATTATGCTTTCATATATGTTTTACACATATTTTACACAATGATAAAATTAAGAGACGGAGCAATAACACTACACAAAAGAGATGGTAGCAATGCATATCAGATCTACATCAATCTAAAAGGTTTCAAACCAATCAGAAAAAGTAGCGGCACAGCAAATCTAGATGAAGCCAAACAGATTGCAACTGATCTATATGATCAAAGCAAGTACAAGATCAAGCAAGGTGTTTCAATACACAATGTGGAGTTCAGCAAGATGGCTGATCGTTACTTGCAGTCAATTGACAAAACAAAAAACAAAACGCTGTTAAGAAAATACAAAGGTGTTGATGGTACTATCAGGCGATATCTAAATCCATTTTTCAAAGGCAAGAACTTGAATGAAATATCTATCAGGCACATAACCAACTACAAGAAATGGCGTAGCACAAATTTTTTAAAATGGGAACCTAGTGATAACACAATTAGACTAGAACTTAATGTGTTGAGAATGATCTACAAGACAGCAATCAGAGATGGTGAGATCAGCAAAACAGATATGCCTGACATTGAACTGGGCAGTGTTGATACTAACAGGCGTCCACATTTTACCAGCAATGAAATAAAAAAATTAGACAGCAAGTTAAGAGAGTTTATTGATAGATCACCTGATAATCGTATATTGACCAGCAGGACTGATTTGCGTGATTATTGTTTGTTGATGTTAGGTACTGGTTGCAGACCAGAGGAGTTGATGAACATAGGCACTGACAAACTAGAAAACTACAAGACCAAAAATGGCGATAATTGTTACTTAATCAGCATTAAAGGTAAGACCAACAAGGTCAATGCTAGGCTGGTTTTGGCTGATCCTGTGTGCAAAAATATCATAGATAATCGCGTTGATAGGTACAAAAAACAAGGTATTTCCTTGCAAAAAGACTTATGGCCTAACCACAAAGACTTTAGCAACATATGGGGTAATTTCATAAAATGGTCAGGTCTAGAATACAACTCACAGGGTGAAAAAAGAGTGCAGTATAGTTTGAGGCACACCTACGCTACAGAAAGATTGCAACAAACTAATGACTGGGGTGCTGTTGCACTACAGATGGGTACCAGTATCAAGATGTTAGAAAAACATTATAGTCATGTCAAGGTTACACAGAAAGCAGAACAACTTATTGACAAGCGTGATTACATTGCTAGTGACTCAATGTTTTCAAAGTTATTTGATCTTGAGCCGTAAAACTCATTTCTTTAGCCACAAAAATATCTGTGTTGAACAACTTGTTTAATTTTTGTGCTTTGACTATAGCACTGCCTTTTTGAAAATAAAACAATGTTGCATATGTTTTGTTTCTTACAGAAAAATCTGATTTCCATATTTCTGAAAGTTTTAAAAATAAATTTTGATCACGCGGCATGACCATATAACCTTTGTCTAGATTCATAATCTCTAACTCTTTGGTCGTGTGTTTGTTGCTTATTGTTTTTGACAACATGATATTGAATGCTGGTTTAGACATACAATTATTTATCATAAATAAACAGTAGTTTAATAATTAGGAGAACATATGGCTAAAATAACATACTACACTTCAGCAATACAAAAAGATGACAGTTGTTCATCGGGCTTTAGTGGAAGGATAACAACAAAAACAATTTGTGGTATTGATGGTACCTCAACAGAAAACAAAAACAACATTGAACCAGTAACAACAGATTTACCAACAACAGATGTAAACACAGCAGAACTAGTTGCAATACAAACTGCACTTGAACACGCAGTTGAAATGGGTGCAACAGCAGGAACCAAATTGAGTCTGTGGGCTGACAACAAGAAAGTTGTGGATTGGATACACGGTGATATGTTTGATCAAGAGTATGATCTAGACAATGTGCAAAAAGACATCATACAAACAATCAGATCTTTGCTGAACAGATTGGGCAGGAAAAAAAATTGGGCTATTGTGCAACACAGAACCAACGACAATAGTTTGAGCAAAGCAGTGCAACAAGCATTGGGTTTCAAAGAACCCGAACCTGTTGACCCACTAAAAGTTTTAGAACAAGCAAGAAAAAAACACGGGTAGTACAACACTCCAGCTACACCGTTTGACCCCGCTTAAAAGGCGTCTATGCTTGTTTATAACGGCTTTTATTCCCCAGTTTACCTAGCTCTTTGTATTTTTTTGCATCAACTATAAAATTTTTAAGTTGACGATATTGTGCATACGGGTGAGTGTAATTTGGAAATTTTTTATTAAACACTTGAAAGTTTCCTCTTAAATCTAGAGCAAACTTTTCATTGTGAGGCAACAATATAGGTTTGTGTACAAATGATTTTTCTAGCTCTATAAATTGTTGTTTGACATTTGTAGTGCAATCAAAACAATTGTAACCAATTGCTTCATAATAATCTTTTATTTGTTCAATAGTTTGGCTGTTTGTATTGCTGGTAATCACCATGTATTTTTTGAAATCTACAAAATATTGATTTATCTCTACTAATTTTTTTGTAAATTGTTCATCATAACCATTGCAGGCCATCACAATGTTACCAGTGCTGTGAAAAAAATTAACATTCAAATTTGAAATTGCTTCGTATCGTCTCAAGACACTATTTTTTTTGTAGATCACAAAATGTATTGGTGGATAAAAATTAAAATTATTTCTCAAATAATTTGTAGGATAAGATATTTGTTTACACCCGTAAGGTTGATTATCTAATACAAACGCACTCATCATGACTAAACACTATCCAAGCAAAGTAGCAACAACATTTGATATTGCTAACATCACAATACCAAACAATATAGCCCAAACTCTAGTATCTAGTTTTTCTATTTTGCGATCCATATTATCCATTGATTTTTCAATGTGTTTGAGGTGATTGTTTTTTATTTGTGTTATGTCGCCTCTTATAATTTTAGTGTCAAGTTCAACTTGCGTCAATCTTTTTTCAGTATCTAATCTTTCTTTTGACCAAGTTTCCATTTTTAATTTATCCATTAGTGTAAGTCTGTCCAAGCACCGTTGGCATAACCTCTGAATTTGTTTGAAGTTGTGTTGTAGTACATCATACCATTTGAGCCTGTTGGATCTGATGAAAGATGTTTTAAAATAAATGGAGCATCTGCTAACACATTACCAGTGCCTGTTGCTTTTAGTTTTAGATCATCGTTTGCTGTTGCGGCTTCAATAGTGATTACACCTGAAGTGTTGTCAAACTTCAGTGTTTCTTTCATCAAACTTGCTGAAGCATATCTAAACTCACCCACATTGTTTGTGGCAAAACCATATTGATCTTGATATGTGTAAAGTCTTATAGCATTGTTGTTTTCACCTGCAGATCCAAATGTGCCTTCGTCACCTACAATAGCATTGATTGAGCCCACATAATAAGCATCATAACCTGCATAGTTGGGGTTAGTATAACCATTTGAATAGTGTGAGAAACCAAAACAACCGCCTGGCTGTCCTGCCGTGATAGCAGTAGATGTAGAGTCATTTGAAACTTCTAAATTGTAATCACCTTGACTGGTGCCTTGTCTTCTAAATTGAGGCATATCAAAGAAATTAGATGAATTTACTCTCATTGCTCTCACATATGTGGTTCCTGTGCCATTTGGATCTATTGTAATATCTTTGTTGCCACCACTGGTTTGT